AAGGACGCCGCAACGACCTTGATGAGTTTATCGAATGGGGCGACGCCTTTACAGCTGAACACGGACGCCCTCCGACCTCCCCTGACATCGCTCGAGAACGTCCCTCCAACTATCTTCGTCAGCCACGAGCCTCCAATCTCTTCGATCAACGTGCCCCGGCCCCTGTACTCCAAGAAGGAGAACCGCGCCTTTGGCAGATCGACCTCGACCTCCTCTTAGCTGAAGAACCCGATGATCGTACTGTCCGTTTTTATGTTGATGTCCCTGGAGGCTCTGGTAAGACTTGGTTCCAGAAATGGTTTTATTCGAAGGCTCCTAGCATTTCTCAACTTCTTTCTGTGGGTAAACGTGATGATCTTGCTCATTCCGTTGATACAAGAAAGTCCATCTTTTTCTTTAACGTTCCTAGAGGAGGAATGGAGCATTTCCAGTATACAATCCTGGAACAATTGAAAGATGGAGTTATCTTTTCGCCTAAATACAATTCCAAGACGAAGATCCTACGTTCTAAAGTCCATGTGATTGTATTTTGCAATGAGTACCCAGACATGACCAAGATGTCCCAGGATCGCTATGTTATTATCGATAATTTTAACTAGAGTGATTACTTGTAATCGGGAAGAGGGATAGAAAGTACCGGTGTCGTTAGAGAGGCAACTTTCGTAAAGGGAGAAGGGGAACACGGGACACCCGCGCAGCCAAGCGTGAACCCCGAGAGCCCTTAAGGACTCTTTCTAACTGTAGTTTCAATTAGAGCATTAACAGCCACTGGGAACATCTCACTTGTATCAGTATTATACAAATCAGAGTTCCACCAGAACATGAACCACAATGGCATCTGTGCCCCTGTTGGATTCGTATTCTCTACCCAAAATCGTTTGTTGACAGCATACTTGTTGATGACTACCTGGACGTTGTTTGAACCTGGAGTGAAGATCGAGTTTTGATCACCACCACTATTCAATGATGTACCAAGTGTTCTTGAACCTTGTCCATATATACGCATCCTTGCCTTATACAAAGGATCTGTAAGCATGTTAGCACCTGTCGATGCACTAAAAGCTACACCATTCTGATCGTCTACTGTTCTATTTAAGAAGAAGTCGTCGGATACATCAGTAACGTTGTTAGCGTTTCTGTACTTGGGTGAAACCAATGCCCATCTGAAATGAGCACGCCTTCCATTCTTGTTATATAGATGTAATGTTATCTTAACTTCACTGATATCTATATATCTTCTATTGATCGTTAGGAACTGACCAGTGCCTTGCGTGATAATCGCCGATATGACATTATGTCCTGATAACGTAGCATGTGCCAAGTTTGCATTTGATATGTTCGCACGCGAGACCATCCAATTGGCGGATACACGACCCTTTTTGAATTTCGTCACACGTGCCTTCTTAACAGACCTGGTTGATCGTTTTCGCACGACCCGCCCGGCGCGTTTACCACGTTTAGCCCGGCGACGATAGTACCGTTTCCTGTACATATCTACGCAGTCCTGTCAAATTTGACACGATCGAAATAATGAGACGATCGAAAATGTAAACAAGTGGTGTAGGCATAGTATTACCCTACACCACTTCTGTAACACGAACAAAAATACCTACGTGAGTTTTGCTGTGTAAAGATGACATCGCGTCGTTACGTCTTCACTTTGAACAACTACACCGCGGACGAAGAGGGTGTCATAAACTCTTTCTTTGAAAGCGACCATGTCACCTATGGAGTCTACGGCCGCGAAGTTGGAGCCAACGGAACTCCACACCTCCAAGGATTCGTCGTCCTCAAGTCAGTCCAGCGTATCTCTTTCCTCAAGCGACGCCTCTCTGATCGGGCACATTATCAGCATGCTCGAGGAACGTCTCAACAAGCGTCGGATTATTGCAAGAAAGACGGTGACTTCGTTGAACACGGAACGTTTCCTGCAAACCAAGGACGCCGCAACGACCTTGATGAGTTTATCGAATGGGGCGACGCCTTTACAGCTGAACACGGACGCCCTCCGACCTCCCCTGACATCGCTCGAGAACGTCCCTCCAACTATCTTCGTCA